CTTACTTTCGCTCACCTACAGGGCATTGTCGAAGTGGGTGATATTGCGGCCTTCCTGCAAGCCAACCAGATTTCGTATAGCTCATGATACTCACGCTTTTATCGGCCATCTTTGGTGGCGCACTTCGCTTGCTGCCTGAGGTGCTCAAGTTCTTGGGCCAGGGCCAACAGAATACGCACGAGTTGGCGATGCAAGATAAGCAGCTTCAATTCTTGCAAGTGCAAGGCCAACAGAAGACAGAAGAGATTCGTTTGCAGGGCTCCATAGACCTGCAAAAGTCACAGAATGACGCGGTTGTGGCGGTCAACCAGATCCAGGCGGCAGAATCAGCCGCTGGTGGTTGGATGATCGCAGCACTCAACGCCCTTGTTCGCCCGACAATTACGTTTTTTATGTTCGGCATGTGGGGTGTGCATCGCTTGGCGCTCATGCTTTACGCCTACCATCTCACCGGTGATTCAGTCCAAGTTCTCTCTAACGCATGGAACGCGGACGACGCCAATATGCTGTCGATGATTGCCAGCTTTTATTTTGTAGGTAGAGTTCTTGATAAGGCGTCATAATATGGGCCTTCTAACCTGGATGAAGAACGGTTTGGGAGGTCCAATGTCTGCCGAAGAACTTCGCCGTGATATACGTACAGGTGATGTTTTCGCCGCGTCTGCGGCTATCATTCAATCAATGGAGCATATTATGTCTGCCCTTACTGATCTTCAAGCCGCTGTCGCCGCTGCTGTCGCCAAAATCGACGACCTGCAAGCCAAACTCGCCACTGCATCGGCTCCCGTTGTTGTTCAAGGCACCTCTGACGCCGATTTGGCGGCGGCTACGGCCTCGCTCAACGCTGCTACGGCTCCTGTAGCTGCGCCGGCACCTGCGGCTCCTAGTGCCTAAAAACCGTGCACCTCGCCGACAAACCCAATGTGTGGCTCCACAATGGAATGTGGTATTGCGCATGGGTGAACGGCGAGGGGTATGTTGGTGTAGGGCACACGCCTCTTGAAGCGTACAATCGTTGGCGCAAATGGCACCATCCTCCGGCTTACTGATATGCATGGAAAGCGAGGGGTATGCAGTCCGCCAGCCTGACGATAGTTGTGTGGCTTATTGGGACAGTGCTGGAAGTGTGTGGACTTGTGGTTATGGCACTACTGGCTCTAGCGTCACGCGAGATACGCGATGGACGCGAGACGAAGCACTCCAACAGCTAAGTATCAAATGGAATGAAGCACGGGCAGGCGTTTTACGCGCAAGCCCGTGCTTAGCTCTTCCAGAGAACGCCAACAGGTTAGAAGCGATTACCGATTTCGCTTACAACCTAGGAGTGGGAAGGTATCAAGGATCTTCCTTACACGCCTATGTAGACCGTCAGTCATGGCAACAGGCGGCGGAGGAGTTTCCGAAATGGCGTTTGGCGGGGGGGAAGATTCTCCCAGGACTTGTGACAAGGCGCGCCCGGGAACGTACTCTTTTTCTGAGCCCATTGGTGGGCAGTTCTGGAGTGCTAGCAACCCCTCCAACCGTTGCTTCAACTTCTGTTCCCAGCTTTGGTACGCTTCTAATGGCGTTTTTCCGTAACCTCTTCGGTCGCAGCTAAACGGTTCATCCGGGTAAAAGCAAACCCATTCGTCACGCCAATACCAAGTCGAAACGAACCAACGTTGAATATGGGGCTTCATAAAAATCCTATCAAATCCGCGTTTTATTGAAAAATTCCAGCTAGGCGCGCGTTTATATTAAAAATACCTAGCTGGGGCCGCGTTTATATGAAATTTACGCGCTATCTCGTTGCCGAGCTTCCTCGCTTCTCCAGTAATATCCCTCTTGGGTAAGGCCCGCCTTCTTGAGTGCACGTACAGCGTCACGTCGGCGAGAGTACCGCGCTATCTCAACATTCGTAATGCGATAGCGAATAGCCGTTAGGCCGTAATGGAAAGCGGCGTGACTCATTCCTCCCCATGAATCCACAGTGGTAATAAGCAGGTCAGCATAGGGGTGAGCGTCGATGAACGTTTGAAGCTTGCTTTTCGCAACCATAGGGTTTTCCTCAGTGCAAATGTGGCGCGACTTTAAGATCGGTCGCGCCCTCAGGGGTGTCGCCAAACATACGTGTATGGACCTGGAGCATATTGGCTGACACGAACACGAACGTCTTGGCATCCTGCATGCCTACGCGCTCCATTATGAGGGCGAGGTATCCAAGGTAATTTAATAGCTCACGAGTAAGGCGGACCTCCTCATTTGGGATGTCTGGAAGTTTGCACATACCAGCGTGCCATTGACGGGCAAGGAACCGTAGAACGGGATCCTCATGGCTCTCAAAGAGTCCAACCACGACGCCGGTTTGGGCAATGGCACTACCCAAACCTTCTATCTTTGATATGGTATCTACTTCGTCTATTAATTCCATTGCTTACGTTTTCTCCTGATATGACGAAACCCCTTGCTATAAGCAGGGGGTTTCAGATGTTTATTGCGATGCGTAGTTTTAAGGTGTCCGATCACCTCCCATGTGGCGATAACTCCGAAGATAATCTCAACAGAGCTACAGCCTAACTGTAACCAGATAGGCTCCATAGCACATCCTAATGGGGGCGGTTGGCCCCCTGTATGAGTTATGCGGCGGCCTTGATTTCGGCCATGCGTTCAGCGAGGGTCCAGAGTGCGCGGTTGAGCTTCACATTACCGTCAATCGCCGTGACCTCACGCGTGCTCATACGGCGGCCATTGGCGCTACGCCCGTGTAGACCGCCACGAACTACATTCTCCTGTATGCGGTTGAAGGTAGTCCACACGGACGAGTCGGTATCTTCCATACGCCGGACACTGAGCAGTTGCGTTGCTTGGATGGGGGCCGGCTCGTCGTCATACTTCACAATGAGGGCGGCTTCAGCAAAGGCCAGTGATTCGTCGTGCGAGAGGCGCAGCGCTTTCATGTTCTCCGTTACATCACGCACGAGCCCGAACCCGTCCAGCGTATCGTACGCGCCTTGTATGACGTTGCTGATAATGTCGCCCGTGTGCTTAACACGGATGTCTTTCATGTTCTCACCGCATACCATGCCATTGGAGCATACGAAACGAATCAAGCCCGACAGCATTTGATAGGATGACGTTCCGTCGTGTGAGTTAATGAGAATGATTTCGTTTGCTTCCTTCGTGGCAATGTCTGAGGCGTGGCGCAAGCGAAGCATGTGCTTGGTGAATTCTGCCTTTCCTTCAATGCGCGAGTTCCCTTGAGCAACCATGAACGGCTGGAAACCCTCTTTGCGTAGACCGGCCAGCACTTCGATTGTGGGAACATAGGTGTACCTATCGGAGCGCGAAGCGTGCTTGTCAGCAGCGAATACAGAGGGGGCAATGCGCATGATTTGCTCATTGCTCAGTGGCTCGTTAGAGCGCAGTTGTACAGCCTTACTCATACGGATAGCAAGTGCAGACATGGTAATCTCCCGGTTTAAACAGATAATCAGATAATACTCAGCACCACACAACGTCTTTGTAGTCAACCGTTCTTGAATAATAGGAAGGTTGAATCATCATTCTTAAGTCATAATCCCATTTTGCTATTCCCCTCACATATTCCATATAACCGTGAGAGAGGCAAACGATGATATGAGATATGCGGTTCATGATTTACTCCCTGGTTGACACTTTCAGTATAGGCGCATGCTGCGCGGAATGTGTAACAGGGAGCAAAAAAGAATAAAACACTCATGCTTGTGAGATAATGAGTCAATCGCAAAACTGTTTCCACGCCTCAAGGTATTTGTCAAATGTGATTGAGGGCTTGATACCCATCTCGTGTGAACGATGCATGTATGCAATAAACGCTTCACGCGCTCTGCGTCTTAATTGAAGTGATGGATTAATAGTTGGGCTGTAGCTGTCGGGGTAATTGGTGCGGAAATGGTGGATATACATTATGCCCTCATAGGGTGAATGAGACCCCATCTTTGAATTCAATGGAGCCATTAGGGGTTAGGACAAACCACTTACGAGTGTAGGGTTGTTCCCACACTTTAAATCGGCTCTCACATTGACCGCGAGAGAAGTCATTGAAATATCGGACGGTGGCGCGGTTGCGCAAACCGCCCGATGATAGTGTGACTGTTTGCCCTGAGCGCCGTGCATAGGACGTAGGCGAAGGCCGTGCGGGTATGTATTCAGGCATAGTAGCGCTTGCAGAAGAGGACAGCGCGCCAATGATCAAATGTTGAGGGCGTGATTGGGCACATAGACTGCGCATTGAATCGGTGGCATGCCGCTTTGTACTCAAGATACTGTAGGAAGATTTCAGTAGATGACATAGCGGTCCTTAGTCGGGTAGCAGGAACAAGCGATCACGGCCATCGTCGTCATTGAGGGACAGGTTGAACGGCTGGTGGGCGTTGTCTATCACTGAGTCGATAGCCGTGCTGATGGCATCTGAGAGGCCGCGTGGCCCCATGTCAGAGCCACATATGTGATGATATAAGAGCCGTGAGAGGAAGATCATTTCCTCTTCGCTTAGTAAGAGGGAGAAGTCAGGTACGCCGACCATCATGGCGTGAGGTTTGAAGGCGGTTGCCATGATGTTATCCTTGTTTAATCCAATAGGAAGGGTAGTAACCCGTTTCATAGTTGCAGTTGTACCACTCAAAGTTCTTAACAATGTTATCGAAACACTCGTCCGCCATGCGTTCTGTGTATTGCTCTGGAGCTTGAACCGTGCGTTGCACCATGCAGCTTGGTCTAAACCCCCCGAAGGGCGCGAGCTTGCAAGGGCACAATACAACGGGATGCCCAGCAACGAAGGATTGGCGTGCTTGCCGTTTGTTGATACGCCTAAACGCCGTGCCGCCGTCATATTCAATGCGTGCCATGATCAGTACTCCCCAGCGATGATACGAACGGCCAAAAGCCGTGCGTCACTAGACCAATCAATACAGCCCCAACCTAGATCGACAGTAGACCGTAGGATAAACAGCTGACGCGCAGTTGCAGACATGAATAGCTCCCGGTTTGACCCACACTGATTAGCCTGTTTGCCGTGTGTATGACTACAGTCTAGTCCATGAGGATAGGATAGCAAGGAGCACACACAAACAAGCTGATAAGGCATACACCTATACGTAGCAGGCACACACAGTGCAGGCACACAGGTGGCACAACAGAGCATGTGACCCATGCCGACCATGTGAGCCCATATGCTAAGCACATGCTAAACCCCTACTAGTTGTGGGTGATTAGCTTTCTCACACTCACTCACCCGCGCACTCCCACATCCCGCTCAGCCTTACCCAGCATAGCTCTTTAGCCTATACGGGCATTTGACATAATCACCAATTATCAACGGTTGAGGGGGTGAGCAAGCGATATTGAGCTTGTGAGATGACCATGAAACCCTCCTGAACCGACTAAAAAGGGTGGTCAGAAACGCATGGACTCCCCCCGTCCCTATCTATCACCAACCCTCTCCCCCTCCAGATTTTTCCTTTTGGCCACAGATTTTTTGTCTTTCCCGGTAGCTTATGTAAGCTATTTGTAAGGGTGACTGTAAGGTTACGCTATATGAATACGTACATAGGATGCGTTTTTCCCGGGGAAATACCGGGCAGACTGTAAGGTTCGATTATTCATACATGCAAAATGTTAGGTTCGTTTGTTAGAATGGCCCATGACCAAATTTGAAAGACTTCTCCAACAGTGCAAGATGACGAAGGCTCAGCTAGCCAAAGTCATCAAAGTGCATCCTGGGACTGTGTACCGGTGGAGGACGGATGAAGAAGTGCCGACCGTGGTAATGAAGTATTTGGAGAAGTTATGTTCTTGATCTATCCGTTCTACGCCCTGGCAAGTCTCTTTTTTGCCGTGCTGACGTTCCTGTTGGCTCCGGTCCTGGCACTGCTCGTAGGCAGTGACGGGAACCTGCCTAAGCCCTTGTATTGGTTCCAGACGTTCGATAACCCGGTGACAGCCGGGATGGTGGCTCCGTACCACTGGCCGTACAGCGAATATGTCTGCAAGGTCATGTGGCTGTGGAGGAACCCGGCCTACGGGTTCGATATGTTCCTGTTGGGCCTCCCATTCAACCCGACGGCGTGGACGGTCGTCAAAGACGAGCCGGACTGCTTTTTTGCTTATTCAAAGGGGGGTGCTTTTAGTTTCCGGGGGAAATATTTCAAATTTGGTTGGAAGGCATGGGCGAGATTATCAGGTACGCCTAATTGGGTGAATAACGAGAAGATTCCAGTATGTTTTTGGAGATGAAAATGAATGAGGGATGGCAGTGTCCGGGATGCAAGATGATATATGCCCCATTGGTGAGGGAATGTCATTGTCAGCGAATCGTGGGGGGTCCGGTAACAGTAGGTCCGTTTGATCGAATTGTGAAGCATCCTAATGTGGGATATGGACCGGTCATGGATGATGTGAGTAAGGTATGAACCCCAAGGCTGTGAAAAAGCATATATGCGAAGAATTGGCTCACGGACAGCCAATTCAGCGCATATTAAAACCTGAACCACCTATGGTTGAAAAAACCATAGGTAAGGGGGCGAGGCAAACAACGGCGATGGTCCAGGATCCAGATTGGGTGAAGCCTGATTTGCCGGATTGGAATATGGTTGTTCAGTGGTTGAAAGACGACGAAGAGTTTCGGGCAGGTTATGAGCATGCGATGAAGTATGGGGCCGCGTATTTGGCTGACGAGATGCTCATTCTTAAAGACAAGCTTTTGCTGGACCCCAAATCAGCGCCCGCCTACAAGGCGGCTATGGATATGATTAAATGGGCGACGATGATACGAGACCCGAAGTATTCGGAAAGGACGATTCAGGAGATTAAAAACACTGCCCCGCAGGATTCGGTGGTGGTGCAGGCTCGGATTAAGCAATTGGAAGAGGAACTAGGTATCGCCAACACGGCTATAGAGGTGGAGGCGGTGGAAGTTAAGCCCAAGATCAGCGAACGCATGCGGCTCCATTTGGAGAAGGCGCGGGCGGCACGGGCGGAAGCGAGAAAGCGCAGAGGCGCGGGAGGTGGTGATGGCGGGAATTCACAGTCAGAAGGTACAGAACACCCCGATTTGGGTTCCGACGATACCCCCTCGGAGTAAGCCGCCCTCGCAACCCGCGCAGATCGAGGCCCCTAGCCCATTCACAAGGACAAACCCCGGTGACTTCGGCATCAAACCTTACGCCCCAAGCCCGCCTCCTGAAGCTGATTGAGCTTAAAAAGCTCAAGGCCGATTACGGGCTCTTTCATTACAAGCCCTACGCCAAACAGGTGGAATTTCACGAAGCCGGAGCGCACTTCAGGCAGCGTTGTTTGATGGCGGGCAACCAATTAGGGAAAACGTATGCCGCAGGCGGTGAAACGGCGATGCATCTTACTGGTCTCTACCCGGACTGGTGGAGAGGGAAGACCTTTCCAAGAGCTACGCGCGGTTGGGCAGGATCGAAGAACGCTGAAGTTGCACGGGATGGCGCGCAGAGAATTTTATTGGGGCCTACAAACGCACCAGGGACCGGAACAATCCCGCGTGACCGAATCGTTGAGATTAAAAAGGCTCGGGGAGTCCCCGATGCAGTGGAATCCGTGCTCGTCAAACACACTTCCGGTGATAACAGTCTATTGGTATTTAAGGGCTATCAGGATGGCCGGGAGGCATGGCAGGCGGAAACTCTGGATTTTGTATGGTTTGACGAAGAACCTCCTGAAGACATCTATTCAGAAGGACTTACCCGTACTAACAATACACGAGGTGTTGTTTATCTCACCTTTACGCCACTACTCGGGATGACGTTTGTGGTGCTTCGTTTCTGGAACAGAGAACCCGGGACGAAGTTGATCCAGATGACGATTGATGATGCGGAACACTACACACAAGAGGAACGAGATGCAATCACGCGGGATTACCTTCCTCATGAACGCGAGGCACGGGCCAATGGTATTCCCATGCTCGGTTCGGGCAAAGTCTTCACGACAGAAGAATCTTTCCTGCTCGAAAGCCCGCTTGCTGAAATCCCCGATTCGTGGAAGCAGATTATCGGGCTGGATTTCGGTTGGGACCACCCGACAGCAGCGACGAAGCTCGTCTACAACCCCGAAGACGATGTTGTACACGTCACCTCCGCGTATCGGCAGAGCAAGCAAACGCCAATTATCCATGCGGCAGCTATTAAGCCCTGGGGCGAGTGGATTCCTGTGGCATGGCCGCGTGACGGCCTCCAAACGGACAAGGGTTCGGGCCTACAGTTGGCCGACATATATCGGAAGCAGGGCGTCAATATGCTATCCGAGTTTGCCCAATTTCCTGACAAACGTGGTGTAGGGCTGGAAGCTGGTTTGATTGAGATGGAGCAGAGGATGCAGACCGGTCGTTTCAAGGTGGACCGCAACCTGAAGGACTGGATCGAAGAATACCGCATGTATCATAGAGTCGATGGCGCGGTGGTCCCGATGAACGATGACTTGCTCTGCTCTAGCCGCTACGGTTTGATGATGTTGCGCTACGGGATCAGCTACGAAGTGGCGGCGGCCCGTCCCGACAAGTGGCGTAAAGACAGGTCGCGTAGATCATGGATGGCATCATAAGGTATAAACGCGTGTTCGATTGGACGGCAAGGCGGCTCTATGCAAGATGGTGGCCCCGTCTGGTCGCCTACCTCAAGCATTTGGACTCATAGGAGGTGAAAGATGTTGTTGACGGATTTACTTGCGGTGAACCAACTCGCAGCACAACTTAAACAGATCGACGCCAAGATAGCGGGCGCGGCAGACACGCAGATCATGGTGAACGGCGCACCTATCCCGGCTGATTTGGCGGGGAAGCTGTATGCAGCAGGCGTGCCTATCGTGCAGGCTTACTTTCAGAAAGACCGCGATGCAATAGTCTCGGCATTACAAGCACTTGGAGTGACGGAACAATGAATCTTGAAGAATACGAACGGATCCAACCTCACGCAGAGGTGGATGGCATGAAATTTTACCTGCCTAACCGCCATTGCGAATGGCGTGTGCAGACGATCTACACCAAGGAACCGGACACAGTAGCATGGATCAGGTCAATGAAGGAAGGGGAAGTGTTCTTCGATATAGGCGCGAACATTGGCTTATATACGCTGCTCGCGGCTTCGCGAAAACTGGCGGTTTTCGCGTTCGAGCCGGAGTCTCAGAACTTTGGCGTGCTTATCCGCAACTTGGCCCTAAACTCATTCACCAAAGCGCAAGCGGTGGCGTTCCCATTCTGTATTTCGGATGGCGAGAGGATCGATACCTTACGTCTGTCTTCTTTGATCGCGGGTGGGTCATGTCACTCATTCGCGAGTGACGAGAACTTCAAGCGCGAAGAAAAGCAATGGGCCTACGAGCAAGGGAGCGTATCATTTTCGTTGGATGCTTTGGTGTTTGAGATAAAAATGCCACAGCCGGCCCATATCAAGGTAGATGTGGATGGATTCGAGGACAAAGTTTTGCGTGGAGCAACAAAGGTACTGGAAAACACGAAGTCGATCCTAGTGGAAATGGACTCGGCGAACACGCACCATATGGAATGGAAAAGGGAGCTAGAAAACCAAGGATTCGTCGTCGATGAAACCGAAATGCTCTCTGCTCGTCGGTCTGAGGGGCCTTTTGTTGGAATCGGCAATATCATATTTCGCCGTCCGGTTGGAGTACTCCAAAATGACCCGCTCACCCCAACAGATTAAGTGTAGTCATTATTTCGGCAGGTGCCGCACTCATAGGATAAAGGAAGGAGAAGGTAGGCGACGCGCGATTTACGTCCGCGTTTGCCTACGTTGCGGCATGTACGAACGAGTCACTGGAATGGAGTACAAAAGTGAATGAAGCACTGGAACATGTCATCTACAAACTACGAAATGCGCAGATCAACCTTTACCCATACCCACATTTTTATGTGAAGGATGTTTTCCCGGTAGACTTCTATTGGCGCGAGCTTCTTCCTTCCCTACCGGAAGACGAAGCTTATGAGCCGCTGAAAGGCGGCTACAAGAGCCGCGTGGCATTGAAGGATCCGTTGGAGCTTGTCAGGCCGTTTGATAGCGCTGAATTTGCCTCTCACGTCTTATCAATGTGGGGTGAGCGCACGTTTTTCGAGCGTTTCCAAGGAAAACCGCAATTTCGTTGGGAAATTCGATTCATCCGGGACTCGGAAGGGTACTCCATAGGCCCTCATACCGATGCGCCGTTCAAAGTTGTCTCGCTTTTGTTCTATTTGCCCAAGGATTTCTTGGATTTTGGGTTCGGGACGGGTGTCTACGTGCCAAACGACCACCAAAAGACGTGCATTGGAGGGCCGCACCACAAGTTTGAGGGGTTCACAGAGGTTTTTCGTGCTCCTTTTGAGCCAAATTCGTGTTTTGGCTTCTGGAAAACGCAAAATTCATGGCATGCGGTAGAGAAAATCTCGCGTAAAATACGAAGAGATGTGATGCTCTTCAACATTTATACAGCGGAGTAGCAAAAATGACTTCTTTCGCCAATAACCCGCCGCCAAACCCGTTCGGGTTCCCGACTCCGATGTTGTCGGATGGCGAACAGAAGTACACAGTACAAACCGGGAATACCACCGCAAGCGCCGTGGCGGTGGTCGGAACGATTATCTCCGCATCAACCGCTTACAACATCATTAACCCCAATTGCAGGGGTGCATTGTTTTATCTGCGGCCAACGGCGTTTCCAGGCTCACTTTCAACCACCATCGCACTCAAAATTCGTATGCAAACGGACCCCATTGCTGGGGCTGGGCCGCAAATGATTTTGGCCGCATTCCCTGCGGTGAGTAGTTCGGCGGGCGTGGCATTCATGGTTTATCCGGCAGCACTGACGCCCCAAGCGGGAAGCAACTTTTCAAGCTCTACTCAGTTCGCGATGATGCCGTTGCCGCGCAACTATCAGTGTTTTCTTAGCCTATCGACCGGAGCCACAAGCAAGGAAGTGACCTTCTCGCTCTCTGTCATGCATTTGGTGTGACATGGCAATCTCCAAAGACGATTTCAGGTCAAAGGCAGTTGAGCGTATTCGACAGGCTCGCCAGTTTTGCTCCAAGTGGCACAAAACGGCGCGGGATGAGTACGATTTCGTTGCGGGAGAGCAGTGGAAACCTGAAGACATGGAGGCGCTACGCCTCCAAAATCGCCCGGATGTGACGTTCAATTATTCGGAGAAAATGATAGATGCCGTGGTCGGTGCGGAAGTATCCAATCGCCAAGAGGTCTCGTATAAGCCGCGAACAATGGATAGCGCTGGCCTTGCGGAACTATGGACGAACGCGGCTCGATGGGTACGTGACGAGTGCAACGCGGAGGACGAGGAAACAGATGCTTTCCGGGATGCCCTTATTTGTGGTATGGGCTGGACCCAAACCCGAATGGATTATACGGAAGACAAGGATGGGATGCCTGTTGTTGAGCGCATCGATCCGATGGAAATGTATTGGGATCCGGCTGGCAACAAGCCGGGGCTGGCAGACCGCCGCTTCGATGTGCATGGCGTGTGGATGGATGATGATTTGATTCTGAAGCGCTGGCCCAACCAACTCATTTACAACTCAGACGATCAAATGAGTGGGTCCACTGGTATTATCCGCACAGGTCATAGATATTTAGATGACAATGATTATAAGGACGATCAAGACCGTCACATTGACCAAACGATGGTTTGGAATTATCAGTGTGTGGAATTAGAGCCGTATTACCGTGTTGCAACCGGTGACGGCAACATCGAAGAAATTTCCGCCGATGACTTCGGTGCGATGAAAGGTCAACTCGATAAGTTCGGTCTCAAGTATGTCAAAGAACTTAAAAAGGTTTATTACAGGGCTTTCCTCGCGGATGACTACATTCTGGAGTGGGGCCTATCGCCTTGCCAACATGGATTTACTCGCAATTGCATTACTGGAAAACGAGATAGGAACAAGAATCTCTGGTACGGACTCACGCGGGTCATGAAAGACCCGCAGCGCTGGGCCAACAAATGGCTCTCGCAGATCATGCATATCATCAACTCGAATGCGAAGGGTGGCCTCATGGCCGAAACCAACGCGTTTGTGGATCCACGGAAGGCGGAAGATGAATGGGCGATGCCGAACGCGATAACGTGGCTGAACGAAGGCGGGATGGCGAAGGTTCAGCAAAAGCAGATGACCGCCTACCCAAGCGGGCTTGCTCAACTCATGGAGTTTGCCTTAAACAGCCTACCGCAAGTGACTGGTATCAATTTGGAGGCGTTGGGCCTTGCAGATCGCGACCAAGCCAATGTACTGGAACAGTCCCGCAAGCAGGCGGCCTATGGTTTATTAGCTCCTGTTTTTGATTCTCTGCGTCGTTATCGGAAGATGCAGGGGAAGGTTCTTCTATTCTTCATCCGTGAATTCATTAGCGATGGCCGGATGATTAAAATTAATGGAGTTGGAAGTGCTAAATTTATCCCTCTTACAAAGCCTGCGGACGCGATTGAGTTCGATATCGTCGTGGATCAAGCGCCTACTGCACCTGACGTAAAAGACAGGACGTGGCAAGCGTTGATGCAAATTGCGCCCGTGATGATTAAGGAGGGCATGCCTATGCCTCCTGATTTGCTTAGCTTTGCACCATTGCCGCAAGAGTTGATTACGAAGTGGCAGCAGTTCCTACTCCAACAACAGGCACAGTCTCCGATTAATCCGAAGCAAGTGCAGGCTATGCAACAACAGATCCAGGATTTGACGGACCAAAACAACCAACTCAAGCTTAACAACCAGAAAGACGAGCAAGAATTGCAGCTAAAGGCAGCGAAGACGGCGGCAGAAATGGAGCTTAAAAAGAAAGAGCTTGATTTCAATATGCAGATGGAGATGCAACGCCAAAACGGTGAGATGGAATTGAACCGAACGCGTACGCATGGTGACCTGAAGATCAAAGCAGCAACAGCCGGCCTAAACCCGGATCAAAAGGGTGACGTTAAGATTGCGCTCGATACGGGCATTGATGGTGTGGTGGATGCGCTCGGGAAGATCACGGACAACTTCTCGACAGCGCTAAAGGGCGTAGTGGATTCCATGAATGCGCCTAAGCAAATTGTACGGGACGCAACTGGAAGACCTATAGGCGTGAAGCCTGTAGGTAAATGACATGGCAAGCTACAAAAAGATCGCGGAAGAGTTGGAGAAGGAAATTAAGGACCGTGCGCAAGAGATTGATTTCCTGCGCGCTCAATTGAATGCGTTTCAAGAGCAGTTTGACACGGCTATCGGCGGCCAATTGGATTCCGAAGAAGCCAAGGAAGTGTTGCGCCGATTTGCGGCCAAGGCTACAAATCGCGATGAATTAGTCCTCTTGGTGAGGGCTTTGTCTAAAATTCCCGCGTGATGCGGATAAGGAGTAAGCATGGCATTCGAGGAACTACCTGCGGAATACGCGTCATTTTTCAACTCTGGCGGTGAATTGCCAGATGCTTTGCTGGCCGAACATAAGCCTGCGCCGGTCACGCCTCAACCTGTTGCGGTGGAAACCCCTGCGGAAGTTGTTGCCCCCGTAGTGCCGGAAGCCAAGGTTGAAACGCCCACCCCGGCCCCCGTTGTCCCGGAAACAAATCCGTTTGCCGTGCAACTCCTTCAGGAGAAGGAAAATCAACTCAACGAGCTTCAAAAGAAGATCGCGGAATTGACGGGCAAGATCGACAGGGCGGCGGAAGTGCCGGCCCCAGATAAGACGCTGGATCCGCTGGGCTACATGACGCATCAGATGGAGAAGTTGCAAGCGCAGATCGACGCGATGACGAAGGCGCAGACGGAAACAACTGCGCAGACTCAACAGCAGCGCGAAGCGGAGCAGTTTATGAACACGGTGCGTTCTCAGGTGGCCGCGTTTGAGAAGGCGACGCCCGACTACCAGGAAGCCTACAAACACCTCATGACGACGCGCATGCAGGACTTCACGGACCTCGGCATGACGAAGGAGCAGATTCAGCAAAACCTCGCCAATGAGGAAATGCTGATTACGCGTCAAGCCTTGGCCGCTGGTAAGAACCCAGCGGAGCTGGTGTATTCGATGGCGAAGCGCTACGGTTTCAAGGCGGCTCCGGCTCCGGTAGCCCCTGAAAACAAATTGGACACCATCAAGAAGGGCATGGAGGCGTCAAAAACCGCAGAACGTGCAACCCCTCCAGAATCCGGCAAGGTGACGTTGGAGACGGCATTGCAGGCTTCGGACAGGGATCTAACCCAAGCGGTTGACAAGCAATGGGAAGAACTATTCGGCGGCAAGAAGGGAATTTTCGGCTAAGGAACGGACATGCTTATTTCAGAAATTGGCGAAGTGGTAGAGCACCACAAAAAGATTGAACGACTAGATCAGCTGATCGAGTCCGCAAAGGACGGCAAGATTATGGTGTCTGTGGCCGGGCAAAACCTAAGTGAGGACTTAACTGAAGCCGTACAGGCATCGGTTATATCTCACCTTCGCGCTATGCGTGGCATCCATATACGGGCGCTTATGGCGTTCGGCTTTACGGAGTAACAAATGGCAAATGACGGAAGCGTTATTGTCCCGCCAGACTCTACGGGTAAACGCGTAGATTGCTCTAGCTTGTCTGTTGCGGGAGCAACCGTCTATCGCCAGCGGGTCGTGATTGGAGACCCTACGCGTTCGGCTGGTCTGGCCCTTGTATCATCGGGGGCGCTTCAGGTTGTCAATGTGGCGGGCACGGCCAATATCGGGGCCGTGTCCCTCGCAGCGGGTGCGAGCAAGATTGGCTACATCGGAAAGATCAGTGCCGGTGTTGTTCTGGCCGCTGGCGTGGCTAATATCGGCACG